GTGCCATTTTTTATCTTTGCCTATGTATTTACCTGCTTGTGACTCTAAAATATCCCAAGTAGTAACAGCAGGATAATAAGAAAAAGAATTCCATAGCTGCAACTCGTCAAGTCTCCTAATCGGAACAGCTTCCGGTTTATAGCCACGTTGAATAAAAGCCGAAATTGGTAAGCGATAAAAGATTGCACCGTTTTCCATGATGGCATGGAACAAGAGCGCTTTTCCTGTAATGCAGGTGACACCAAAGATAATACAGTCTTCCACTTCGCCTTTATGTTTTTTAAGATCATATAAATACTCTCTCCTTATCTGTGCATATTCCACAGGTATATTCGCATTTAAATAAGCCATAGTTTATCCTCACTTTATTGTACCCCAATTAGGTCCACATTCATAGTCTACTTTGTTCTTTATCTTAAGAGGCACAGCGTTTTCCATTATATTTTTAATGGACTCACTCATGTCATCTTTTACAGATACACAAAGTTCATCATGAATTTGTATGTGTGGTATTATACCTTTTTTGTATAGCAGCACCATTGCCTTCTTTGTCATATCTGCGGCAGATCCTTGAACCATTCTATTTAAAGCTTTGTAAGTAAATGCAGGAACATAATATTGTTTGAACTCACTATCTTGCACGGATTTTTTTAATTCTTCCCATTTTTTTTCCATTTTTTCATTATACTTTTTAGCAGCTTGAGCTCTAGCTTCCTTCTCTGTAAAAAGTTTTACATCAACGTAATCTCCCTTACCTACTATTTCTTTAGTTTCTTTATCTAAAACAGGGGCATCTTTATCCCATTCTTGCCATTTTTTATTTATCCATCTTTTATCTGCAGTTTCATACCTGTCAAATCTACAAAATCTATCCTCCAAAGTATAAATTAATTTATATTCTTCACTGTGCCCCATAAATTTTTGAGATATTTCTTTTACAAAAGGCACTTTTTTGTGATAATCTTTAAAAAGTTTTTCTGCTTCTAAGGGCTCTAAACCTAACTCGGCTTTTAATTTATTTTTACCCATGCCATAAAATAATCCTAAATTAATAGTTTTTGCTTGTTTCCTTGATATTTTAGCCATGTCAGCAACTATCTGATGAAAATCTGCATTGTTATCATCAAATTGTTTTTTTAATTCTTTAGTGCCTTCACACTTATGAACCAATGCGTAGTGAACTACAATACGAGGTTCTTGTTGTGAATAGTCAAAGCTACCCCATTTATGTCCAGGTTCAGGTAAAAACACTTCTCTTAATTTTTTACCTATTTCACCTTTGGCAGGTATCTGTTGCAAATTAGGATTACTCATAGAAAATCTACCTGTCACTGTTCCACCTGTATCCGATCTTATTTGATTGACATCAGCGTGTATTCTACCTTTGTAAACAAAACCCAAAAGTCCTTCAACGAAAGTGTTGGCTGCTTTGTCTAACTCTCTTGCCTCTGCAACTTTTCTTAATAATTCATCTTTATGTGTTTTTAAATAATCTTTTGGTAAACTAGGCATTCCTGATTTAGGAGTTTTTTTATAGTCAGTTATGTTTCTTTTTTCTAATAATTCTTTTATAGAACTGGCTGCCCAAATTTTTATATCTATGTTAGTTTCTTTCTTTATTTCTTGTAAAAGATTGTCTCTTCTTGTTTTTAATTCTTCCCCAAGAGTCTTTAATTTTAGGACATCTATTCTAACTCCTTTAAATTTCATGTCAACTAAACATAAAAATAATTCTGTTTCTAATTCGAATATTTTTCTACAAGTCTTTTGCTCATTATATATATTTGTGTATAATACTTCGTCTAATTTTTTATCGAATAAATTCCATAATTTATAAGTTAAACTTACATCTTGTTTTGCATATTCTTTTACAATAGATGAAGGTAGTTTATGCATATTACTCATGGGATCTTTTAATGTGCCACCAGACCACTCTAATGTTTTTTGTTGTAAATTATATTTGTATTTCTCCTCGTTAAGATAGTCTTTTGACAGTGCATCGAGTGAATACTTAAATCTATTTTCGTCAATAACAGATGCAGCTATCATGGTGTCAACTATTCTACCTTTAATCATTTTACCAGTTACAGATCTTATCCAACAAACATCATACATTGCATTGTGAAATACTTTTGTAATGCTTTCATTTTGAAATATTTTATCATTTAACACCTTCCATATCTTATTTATTCTTTCTAAATCTGTGTCAGTATCAGAGTGACGTAGGGGAAAATATGCAGTTTCATTTTTAGTCGCAACCGCAATACCACAAATAAAACCATCGTTACGTATTGCACCAGATCCTTTTGTTTTAAGATTAGGATCGTATGTTTCTATGTCTATTGCAACTGTATTAATTCCGTTAAGATCTAAATCTTCTGGTGTATTACACATTACTTTTTGTCTTTCATTTTTTTTATTTCTAATTCACAATAGTGTATAATTTTTTCTAAGTCTTGTATACCATTTTTATTCTTATACCTGCAAACATACTTCACGACACATCCTTGAAAAAACGATAATTCATTTTTTGAAATAAATTCAAAGGGCTGTATGTTAAATGATTTATAATGTGATCCTCCAACTTGTCTTTCTTGTGGAAATGAATCTTTAAATATATCTTTGTCCGTCATTTTTATCCTCCTTTTTATATTCTGGAAAATTATTTTCCCATACTTCTCTCTCCATCCTATGAATGAAAAGAAAAAATTCTTCCTCTGTCATGCTGTATTCCTCCAAGACTTGTCTGTCTATCATTTTTGTTAAACGTTTCAGATCCTATGCTCCAACAATCTGTTTCTCCTCTACTATAAGCCGTGTACCCTAACCTTTCAGATTCATTTATATTTCTTTCAATTTGATACACAGATAAATTAACAACAACATTATTATAAGTTAGACCTTTTATTTTATGTATGTTATCAATTTCGACTCTAGGTTTATCTTCTATGCCATAATTTTTTAATATTTTTTTAATGTAAGCGACATTCATTCGTATTTTTTTAGTGTCGTCTGAATTTTTTACTGCTAAATTAAAAGGTCTATATTCTAAAGCTTCCTCAGTCACTAAACCCATTTCATATAATTGTCTTATATTATAGTCTCCATCTATAACATTTTTAAAAGCTTCTTTTACATTACCTTTACCATAAGCCTTAAAACTTTTGCCTGGAAGGTATGGCCAATATTCTTTTATCTGTTTTAATGAAACAAGACTTTTATACCAATTATCCCAAGAATCAAAACACCTTAAAACTTTTCTACTGATAAAGTCGTAATTTTCTGACACAACTTTATAGTCTATACCGTGTCTCTCTAAAAAATCTTTTGTATCTCTATCTGTTGGATTGCCTCTGTAAGTAAATAAAAAATTTTCTTTTGTGTTAAATATTTTATCTAAAAGAACATCCTGGTCTCTACAATGTTCTCCTAATCTCGGTATCCAATAGTGCTTACCAATTCTACCTTCTGCTGGTGTCCATTTTTTTTCAGGTAATTTTAATCTTTTTCTTTGAGGACCAATAATATTTTTACATATTTTATTTATAGTTACTCCACACCTATGCCCCTTGTCTAAAGGTTCTTCACCTTCTTTAAATACGTAAGATCTGGTTCTTTCCAACATTACAAAGAATGAATTGTCAGCACCTGAATAATCGTAGATAGACTGGTCCCGGTCACCTACAAATATAAAATTATCTTCATCAACATTTATTGCAGCTTTTCGTAATGCCTCTATTTGAGGTTTATTACAATCCTGTGCTTCATCAACTATTAAAACATCTATGTCTGTTGGAGCTTTTGAGTGGTATATAAAATTATCTATCATGTCTTCATAAGAAGATACTTTTTCTTTCTCTCTATATTCGTTGTATTTTATTCTTAAAGTATTTAAAACTTTTAAAGAATCATACCCCCTATCTCGATACCATGCTTCTTCATGGCGCCAATGGTCGTTGGGTGTTTGTCTTTTCCCATTAATACGTGAACAAAAAATGTATAAAGGATGTTTATCCCATGGTGTTTTTGGACTCTTTTTTCTCCAATGTCTCATGGCTCTGTTATTTTTACAAAATTCCTTATGGTGTTTTAAGTCATACATTTTTCTTTTTTTACCCTCAGCATTAAAATAAGAATGAATAGTACATATCTGATTTTCTAATGCATTATCTGGAACGTT